AAGCAATTGAATACTAATAATTTATGTCAAAATTTAAAAAGGTAAAAAAGGTAAAAAAATCCAATCTATATGGAGTTTTTTGACCGTTCCTTTGAAAAATGTTTATTTTTAATTATAAAAGGAAATAATAAAAATAACTATAATAATAACATGGAAGAACAATGGAAACAAATCAAAGATTATCCAAACTATGAAGCATCAGATTTGGGTAGAATAAGAAACAAGAAAACAAAAAGAATAATATCTGCACATATACAAAATTCAGGATATACAACAGTATGTCTATCAAATAAAGGAATAACTAAAACATTATGTGTACATAGATTAGTATTGACAGCATTTGAACCTAAAGACAATGCAAATAAATTAGATGTACATCATAAAGACTATGACAAGACAAACAATAGACTTGATAATTTAGAATGGACTACTAGAAAACAGAACTTATTATATGGTACAGGTCCAAATGAACTTAGAATACTAGAATCAATATTACATAATGCTATAAAGAAAGCATTACATCAATGGTATGATAAGCTATTGAATGTAAAGATAACAAAAGAATGCTGGACAGAAGAAGTAGTAAACAATGCTATTGAACAAGCAAACAATCTTTTCTTAGAAAAAAATAAACCAATTGATTGAAAAATGTTTATTTTTAATTATAAAGCAAATAATAAAAATATATATAAATAATAACTATGCAACAGAAATATTATGCAGATGTAAAAGAACAGTCATCTATTGAACCTACATCTATAGAACCAATATATTTTAATAAGGTAGAATTAGAATTAGCCAAATTAAAAGGAAGATTGACAGCAGTAAAGTTTGATACTAAAGAACAACAGGAAACAATAGAAAGAATAGTAGATGTAATGTCAATTATTAATGACCAATTGATACTAATAGCAAATATAATAAAAGAAAAATAAATATATCTTAGAATAATATTATGTCAGATTTCGCAATGTATATATGTTATTTTGCAGCAGCAGTTGTATTATTGAATTGGTTGCTCTCATTTAATAATAATGAAGATAATAAAAATAATGATGATAAACAACAATGAATTTAGGAATTATAATACTATTAATACTCTTAGCTATACTATATTTTGGAATAGGACTAAGACTTACATTAGAATATAAAAGAACAGAACGCATAACAAAACTATCTAATAGACTATTGATATTCTTATTATGGATAATTGTAATACCTATTTGGTTGATAGATACAATAGTCATACAAGACAAATGAATGAGATAGAATATTATATTGAGTCTATTATCAAGCTATGTTATACTGCATCAACACTTAAACATAAACAGGAATTCGAACAATCAAACTATCTACATAATGAATACAGTAAATGCATTAGCAAGATTAATAGACTCAAATATAAGTTGATTAAGAAATATAAAGATTTATTATTAACTATAGATGCCAACAATTATAAGACTTAGAGACTTAAAGAAGAAAAAAGAACCTAAACAAAATCGTTCAGCTAAATACTATAATAGTAAATCTTGGCAAACAATACGTAATAGATATATAAGAGACTATCCATTATGTGAGATATGTTTATCAAAAGGAATAACAAAAGCAGCTGAAGAGGTACATCATAAGAAGTTTATATTATCAGGTACAACAGAAGCAGAACGATTTGACTTACTAACTGATAAATCTAATTTAATTTCTGTTTGTAAAGAATGCCATAGTAAACTACATGCTTATGCAAAGAAATATCATTTAAATTATGCTGACCATTATGATTGAAAAGAATAAACAATAATTCAATAGTATAAGTAATTGACTACTAATACTTTATATAAATAATTTATTACCAATACATATTAACTATTTATATACCCTATATCACAAGTGATTGATTACCAATACTTTATAGCGGCCTATATGATATTTTGAGGTTCAGATGTTCTAAATAACGCGCAAATGTCCTTTCAAAAATCTGTTACTTTTCGTAATTTCTGGTACACCAGATATATCAAAAGGACACTATTTTTAACAAAAAGTTATCACGATGTATTGAAATTATATCAGTTTTAAATAAAGTGATATATTCAGAAATACATTTAGATATAAATATATACTACTACATAACAACATGGATTCAACAAAACTATATAAAGAATACAATAAGAGAGTGCAGGAATACATGGGCAATGTAATATCCTGTCTAGAACAAGACTATGGAAAGATACCAGAGTCATGGAGAGTGTCATTAGATTTAATTGCAGACAACTATTCATTATATTTGGAAGCAAAAGACAATATAAAGAAGAATGGAATAATGTGCAAAGACACTCATGGAAGACCATATAAGAATCAATGTGTAATGATAATGAATGGAGCACAAAATCAATTAAAAGACTTATTGAAATCGTTTTCATTGACACCACTTTCTAGAGCAAAGATGAAAGCATTAACTAAGAATGATTATCTTGAAGGAAGTGAAGAAGAATATCTAGAGGAGTTATGTTCATGAGTAAGTCTAAGCTATTTCAGGAACTATTAAAGATACAAGAAGAGTCAGAAGAACAATTTGACATAATTTGTGAATGGAAAGGTAATAGAATTATCATAGAATATAAACAGGATTAATGTGGATATATCTGGAATGCATCAGGATGTAATCAAATACAAAAACAATAAAATTATATATCTAAATAATTTAAGTGTCTCAGAATGTATCAGAATGACTCTCATAAAAATATTGATAAAAAATTGAATATGTTTTAGAAAAATGTATTATTTCAAAAATGATTAAAAAAGAAGAACTAGAAAAATATTTAAATAATGGCTGGATTAAAGGTCGTATTAAAAAATAGATGAATATCAATATTGATCATAAATTTACTAAATATGCAGAAGGTGTTTTAAGTGGTAAAATCATAGCAGGTGAATTAGTTAGACTTGCCTGTGAAAGATATATGAGTTATTTTGAACGTGATGATATATATTTTGATCCAGATAGAGCAGAAAAACCAATTAGATTTATAAGTCACTTACGTCATTTTGAAGGAGATTTTGCTGGTAAAAATTTTGAATTGCAAGAATGGCAAAAATTCTTAGTATATGCAATATGTGGATGGATAAGAAAAGACAATGATTCAAGATTAGTAAGAAATGCATATATTCAGATTTCAAGAAAATGTGGTAAAACGAGTATAGCATCAGCATTAGGTCTATATTTTTTAATAGCAGATGGAGAAGCAGGTGCAGAAGTTGATTGTGTAAGTCCATCAGCAGAACAAAGTAGAATTGCATTTAAAAAGGCATCTGCATTTGTTGAATCAATTAATAAGTTTAAGTTATTTAGACCTATGAGAGGAGAAATAAGATATGATAAGACTAAATCTAGATTCAGGATAATGTCTTCGGATGCCTCCTTTGGAGACGGATTCTCACCAAGTTTTTGTGTTGTAGATGAATATCATGCAATGAAAAATAATGACATTCCAAATGTATTAGTATCAGGTATGGGTTATAGAAAACAACCATTAATGTTATATATTACAACAGCAGGTTTTGATTTATTATGTCCATGTAAGAAATATCGTGATATGTGCGAAGAAATATTGAGAGGTGTAAAAGAAGATGATACTATATTTGCTTTGATTTATGAAATGGATAAAAATGATGATTGGAAAGATTCACATAATTGGTATAAATGTTGTCCAAGTTTAGGTATTACTGTCAATGAAGACTATATGAAACAACAATTACAAATGGCACAAAATAATTCTTCAGAAGAGAGAGCAATATTAACAAAGACATTTAATATGTGGGTAAATATGAAGAATGATTGGTTGCCTTATAGTCTATTGTTAGAGAATACAAAGAAATTCAATATAGAAGACTTTAAAGACAAAGAAAAGATATATGGAATAATGGGAATAGACTTAGGTTCAACATCTGATTTAACTTGTATATCTTTATTGTTTAATTACGAAGAAAAATTCTATTTTAAGACATGGTTGTTTATTCCAGAAGTTGCATTAGAAGAGTCACCAAATAAACATCTATATCAACATTGGATTAATACAGGACAGATGATTAAGACTCCTGGCAATGCATGTGACTATGATTATATATTGAATAAGATATTAGAAATCAATAAGTCAGTAAAGATATTCAAGGTAATGTATGATAAATGGAATGCAACCCAGTTCACAGAGAATGCAGTACAACAAAAGATTAATATGATACCCTATTCTCAGTCTTTAGGTAACTTCAATGCACCAACAAAAGAATTTGAACGACTAATACGTTTAGGAAAAGTAGTATTAGATGACAATGAAGCAGTCAGATGGTGCATAATGAATGTTACTTTAAAAGAAGACTGGAATGGAAATATAAAACCAGTAAAAGGTGGAACAAAATATGAAAAGATAGATGCTATTATATCTATGTTGCAAGCATTAGGTGGAATGTTAGAAACAAAATCATTTAAGCACTTTTTTATCACTATATAATGATATTTTTAAGTGAAAATGTTTATTTTTATATATAAGATAAGTATAATTATATTATGGAATTTATTAAGCACTTACTAAACATAGATAAACGAAACAATACACAACAGCCAATTAACTTATATAGCAATTCAGGTGCATTATTCTTCGGAACTTATGATAATGGTTCTGCAATGAGTCTATCATCTGTATTTGCAGCTGTTGATATTATTTCTAATTCTATAGCAGAATTGCCTATATTGATAAAGAGCAAAAAAGATGACAATGTAATAGTTGAAAATCATGCATTGCTAAAACTATTCAATAGTTGTATTATAGGCAAATTCAATTTGATAAAGCAATTGATGGTAGATATGCTATTATATGGAAATGCGTATGTATATATATTGAGAGACCAGAAGAGAAAACCAATTGAATTGATTTATCTACAACATGGAACAGTCACTATAGACTGGCAATATTCATCACAGATATTGAAATATAGAGTTAGTGGATATAATAATGTTCCAAGTGTAGTAAAACCAGAAGACATGCTGCATTTCTATAAGAATTCAAATGATGGTGTACAAGGACGTGGAATATTGTCTTATGCTAATCGTTCAATTCAGATTGGAAACTATACAGAAGAAGCAGCAAAAGACTATTTTGGTTCAGGTTGTGGAATAAAAGGCATATTGAAGTTCAATGAGCAAGTATTAGACTTGAACAAAGATGAGATTAGAAAGAACTGGCAACAGGTACATGGAGGTTCAAATGGTTCAGGTCTAGCAATATGTGACTATAATGTTGATTTCATTCCAGTATCAGAGAATGCATCAGAATCACAAATGATTGAGTCAAGACTATTCAATGTTACAGATGTTGCAAGATTCTTTGGAATATCACCAGTATTATTGCAAGATTTGACACATTCTTCTTATTCAACTATAGAAGCATCACAATTAGAGTATCTGTCACATACATTATTGCCTTATATTTCATTATTTGAGTGTGAATTGAATAGAAAACTAGGTGAAGACAAAGTGATTATTGATTTAGATGAGCAATATCTAATGACTACAGACAAACAAAGTATTGCTAATTATATCAATTCATTAAAGAACTCTGGTATTATATCAATAAATGAAGCAAGAAAGATGATAGGACTTGCACCAATTGATGGAGGTGATGTATTGATGGTAAACTATACTAATATAGAAAATAATATTATAGGAAGTACAGAAGAAGATACATCAGATAAACAAGATACATCAGATAAATAATACAATTAGATAGATTTGTTTATTTTTAAATATATAAATGAGACTAGATTAGATGGAAAAAGAGTATAGAAATTATGGAATTATTCGTGAATTTGATGAAGAGTCACGTTTAATTACAGGTTATGCTTTGAAGTTTGATTCTGAGTCACAATATATGGGATTCTATGAAAAGATAGATAGAAGTGCTATTAGTCCTGATTTGCTTACACAATGTGACATATTTGCATTGCTTAATCATGATGAGAATAAAGTATTAGCACGTTCTAGATATGGTGAAGGTTCATTGAAGTTAGAATTAGATGATGAAGGACTTTATTATGAATTTGAAGCACCAAAGACCCAATATGGTGATGAATTGATTGAACATCTTAAAAGAGGTGAGATATTTGCATCTTCATTTGGTTGCTATATTGATCCAGAAGGTGATATTAAGACTCGTGATGAAAAGGGAATTATACATAGAACTATAACTAAGATAACTAGACTATTTGATGTAAGTCCTGTTTTTGAACCTGCTTATTTATCAACTAATTGTACAAAAAGAACTTTAGAGATTATGGAAGAGATGAAAGAATTAAAAGAAAAGAAAGAAGAGGTTGAAGATATAAAAGAAGAGCAACCTAAAAATGAGGAAGAATCAACAGAAGAGCAACCTAAAGAAGAAAAAGAATTAGAGGATGAAAAAGATGGAGATAATGATAATAATAATTCTTCTGATGATAATACTAATTCTGTTGATAAAGATGATGAGTTAGAAGATGATTCAGATGCTAAAGAGGAAGAAGAGAAAAAAGAAAAAAAATCAAAAACAGAAAAAAATATAGATATTAAATTTAATATGGAAAATACAAAAAATTTCAGTTTGTTACGTGCTATCAAAAGCGTAGTAGATGGCAAACAATTCGATGCAGTTGACAATTCTGTAATGGAGACAGCAAGAGCAGAATTCAGAAATGCAGGTCGTTCTTATGAAGGACAAATTCAATTACCTTATGAAAAACGTTCAGCTGTTACAGTAAATGTAGAAGGTGAAGATGTAGTTGCTACAGATGTATTTGATATTCTTACTCCACTTCGTGCTAAGAATGTATTACTTGAAGCAGGTGCAGACTTCTATCCTGGTCTTATCAATAACGTTAAGATTCCTGTAATGACTGCAAACAATGTATTCTGGGAAGGTGAGACTGCTCCTGCACAAGATGGTGCTGGTACATTCACACATGTAGAACTTTCTCCAAAGAGATTGACTGCTTATGTTGATATTTCAAAACAATTCTTAATTCAGACAGAAAATATTCAAGCAGAAGCAAAGATTCGTCAAGACATTATAGATGCAGTTTCTAATAAACTTGAAGCAACTATCTTAGGTGAAGCAGCTGGTACAACTACTCAACCTGCAGGTATCTTCAATGGTGCTACTGTTGCTACTATTGCTGATTTTGAAGACATCACTGAATTAGAAGCTGGTGTAGAAGAAGCAAATGTATATGGTGACTTAAAGTATGTTATTTCACCTAAAGCAAAAGCAGCATTACGTAATATGGCACGTTCTGCAGACAATACAAGACTTGTCATGGAAGGTGGAGAAATTGATGGTACTGCAGCTTTAGTTACTTCTAATGTACCACAAGAAAAACTTGCTTATGGTAATTGGAAAGACTTAAAGATTGGACAATGGGGTGGAATTGACTTGACTGTAGACCCATTCACACAAGCAACTAATGGTTGTGTAAGATTAGTAATCAATTGCTATTTCGATGCTAAAGTTGCTCGTCCAGAAGCATTTGCATTTGGTACAACTGGTGAATGAGATTTATATTCAACAATACATATAGAGTTGGGGGATTAATTCTCCCAACTTCCTTAAAAACATCACACAATAAGACATGAAATATTTGACATTAGAAGACATAAAAAAACATTTGAACATCGACACAGAATTTGTTGATGATGATGATTATCTTAATGCATTGGGTGATGTTGCTGAAACAATGGTAGCAAGACATATAGACCATGATTTAAGTGATTTAGAAGAAGACGGTGTATTACCTGCACCAATAATTCATGCATGTAAGCTATTGATTGGTAATATGTATATGAATAGAGAGTCAGTCACTTTCAGTTCTATAAACAAGATTCCACAGTCTTATGAATATCTATTAGCGACATATAAAAATAGGACAAATTTCAAGTCATGAAGGCAGGTTTATTAAATGAGATAATAGAGATATGGCGTAGTGTAGAGCAAATCAATGACTATGGTGAAGTTACTGATGAATGGCAATTTCATTATAAAACTAGAGCACAAGTATCGTGGTCAGGTGGAAGAAGAACATTAGAGCATAATGAAGTAGTTTTTGACTATACAAAGACCTTTACACTTCGATATTATGTAGATGTCACAGAGAAGGACATGATTAAATGGCAAAATAATAAATATAGGATATTGTCTATTGAACACAGAAGAGGATTCAATGGTATTATCATTCAGGCAGAATTGATTCATGATTAAATTAGATACAGATTCAAGACAAGTAGATGATTTATTGAATATATTAGATGATGATGAGATAAAGAAAAAAGTATTATTAGATGGACTTCGTGCCGGTGGTAAAGTGTTGCAAGATGCTACTAAGAGTAATTTCAAAGCAGCAATGGGTGAAGCAGCAAGTCATTATTCCAGATTTATAAACAGACCATTTTATGAAGGTGTCACTTTAAAAGCAGACAAAGCATATACAGAAGTAATAGTCAGTATAATGAGTGACTATAGAATGCGATTCTATGAAAAACAAATCAAGCAAAGACATACTAAGAAGGGCTATAATCGTGGAGTTGTAGAAGCAAAACATTTCTTCGCAAATGCTAGAAATTCAAGTGATGGAGTAATTAATGATGCAATTTCAAGAGCAATAAAAATATCTTTAGACAAATATATTAAATGAAGAATTTCACAATAGGTGCCGAAATAAAAAGAATACTGTTGTCAGACCCAGAAATTAGGTCTAAAGCAAACAATAAGTGTTTTCCCATAGTTGCCTCAAAAGGTACCACATTCCCATTTATATTATATTCAAGAACTGGATTCACTCCAAGAAGTAATAAAGACTATAGTGGAGAAAAGGTTACTGTACAATTTCTGATTATAGCAAAGAAATATGAAGATGCGGTTGAATTAGCAAATGATGTTGCTGATTGTCTTATTTCAAATAGTGAAACTACTATCATTGAAGACATTAAGATATTGAACATAAGAGAAGACTATAATTTCAGTGATGACTGTTATGTTGAAATTATAGATGTTGATTTTGAATTAAAAGAATAGAAAAATATATCACAATAATAGATTATGAGTAAAATTAAAGGTGGAGATTTAATGCTTTTCTTAAATGATACTAGCATTGCTTACGCAACAAATCACACATTAGAGATAAATGCAGAAACTGCTGATACTTCTAATAAAGATGAAGGTGGTGGTGATTGGGCATCAAATGAAGTTAGATTACTTAACTGGTCTGCTACTTCTGAAAACTTATATTCATTAGATGGACAAGGTGATAATTTCGCTGACTTATTTGATATTATGGTAGCAAAGACTCCAGTAGATGCAATATTTGCTAAGAAGTCACAGAATACTGCTGATGTTCCTTCTGGTGGATGGACTCCAAGTTTACCTAAATATAAAGGCAAGGTTATTATAAGTAACTTGTCATTGAATGCACCTAATGGAGAATATGCAACATATACAGTTCAATTTACAGGAGTTGGTGCATTACAAAAACTTATATCTTAAATATATCCTAATTAAAAGACATGAGCAAGATAAAAGGTGGTGACTTAATGTTATTTGTAAACGGTAAATCTATTGCTTATGCTACAAATCATACTATTGAAATATCAGGTGAGACACAACAGGAAGGACATAAAGATATCAATAGTGATTGGGATAGTATTGATGTTACTAAGTTGAGTTGGACTGCATCATCTGAAAACCTTTGTAGTGCAGATGGCAGAGGTCGATTGTATGGTGATTTGGAATCACTGATGGTTTATCACACTAAAATAGACCTTGTATTATCATTAAAAGCACCTATAACATATACTGAGCCACCTGTAGATGGTTGGTATACAAGAGACCAAGGTTATACAGGCCGAGCAATTATAACTGATTTACAATTGAATGCACCAAATGGAGAATATGCAACATTTACAGTACAATTTACAGGTGTTGGACCATTGACAAAATATTATAATTTGGAAATGAATAATGATGTGTCAGGCGACCCATCAGAAGATTTGACACAGGGAGGAAATGTTTATAATTATCAATCGTATTTGTATGAATTTTATGAATACGGAGTTGTCAGAAAACCAAATCCGCACATAATTGTTACACTTGAAGATGTTGCAGCAGAAGTTGACAATGGTTTAACTGTTGGTAGCAGGATTAATTTAAGCAGTGTGTTTTTTTATAAAAGTCAATACTATGAAGAAGAAATCGGCTATATATCAGGCTATGTAACAAATATAAATCCAAGTAATAATCATGTTACTATTTCGCTTGATAATCCTTTCTTAGACACAATTCGTATAAGGGATTCATTTACAGCAGATGGACATGATATGCAAGACTATCAGGTTGACGGTATAATGTTGAGTTTAGCTGACCATCCTGAGATTACAGGAAATGATGAAACCAAAGAAGCGTTTCTATATCCTATTGGAATGGACTATATATTTGGGTATATTGACCAAGTTGGTGTAGGCGAAGGTAATAACCAATTTAGATTTAAAGCATATTTTGGCGAATAACTATACAAGGGAAGTGTGACAAACACATTTCCCTTTTTTAAAAACATCTAGATTTAAAGAAATGAAAGAAATTACACTTAACAATAAAGTATACAAAGTAAAGTATACTATAAGAGCATTGTTTATTTTTGAACAGATAACTGGAAAGAGTTTTAAATTAGAGACTCTTTTAGACAACTATATCTTCTATTATTCTATTATTTTAGCTAATAATCCCAATAATGTAATTGATTGGGATGAATTCATTGATGCATTAGACAATGATCCAAAAAAATTAGAAGAATTTGGCAAAGTATTATCAGATGAAGAAAAGAAAGACAAATTATTTGAAGTAGTAGAAGAAGGAGAAGACAATATAAAAAAAAATTAAGCATTAGTGAGGTCTATGCTATCTTAGTAATGCAATGCCATTATTCCCCATCATATGTTTTAGATGAAATGGAATGGTATGAAATTAGTGCAGCATTGAAATATTGTCATTATGCATATAAACAACAATGGGAACAAGCAAGACTAATATCTTACGTTACTGCACAAGTACAATCTACAAAGAAACTACATTATGATGATATAGTAAAGCTACCATGGGATAATGAAGAAGAATTCAAAGATGAAGGTGATACTAAGATAACAAAAGAAGACATAGAACGCATGAATAAAATGGCACAAACTTATCTAAAGAAAAAGTAATATGGCAGATTATGTAGTTAGACTAAGCGGACAAGACAACTTGTCATCAACTATAAATAAAGTAAAGACAGAACTAAATGATTTAGGCAGCAAAGGACAGACCGCTACAGAAAAAATTGATGCAAAGTTCAATAAGATTATCAATAGTACAGCACCATTGAAACGTCAGCTTAGAGACTTGCAGCAATTAATGGCGCAAATGAACTTCGATGGAATGTCTAATACTGAACAGTTCACGCGAGTTGCACAAGCAGCAGGTCAGATAAAAGATGCAATGGCTGATGCAAGTGAAGCAGTAAGAAGATATTCTAATGATACTGCAACACTTCAAGCAGGCATACAAGCATTTCAAGGTTTAGCAGCTGTTGGAACTGTTGCAACTGGTGTCATGGCATTATTTGGTGCTGAGAATGAAGATGCAGCAAAAGCAATTCAGAAGGTACAAGGTGCATTAGCTATATTGAATGGAGTTCAGACAGTTGCTAATACACTCAATAAAGATAGTGCATTGATGCTTAAATTAAAACAGATAAGGTTGGTAGCAACAACTGCAGCAACTGGTGCAAATACAGTAGCAACCACAGCAAATACCGCTGCAACCACAGCAAATACTATAGCAACAAAAGCATGGAATGTTGTAAAAGCAGTAAGTAAAGCATTGATGGGTGACTTTTCTGGATTAGTAATAGTTGGTGCAGCTGCATTAGCAACTTATGCTTTTGCTACATCTAGTTCATCAGATAAGCAAAAAGAAATGAATGCTAATGTTGAACAAGGAACAACATTCTTACAAAAGCAAATAGATGCTACAAAAGAAGTAGCAAAATCAATTGATTCAGAGAAATATCAAATAGCACAATTACTTGGAGTATTACAAAATGAAAATGTTGCTTATGATGATAAAGTAAAGGCATTAGAAAAACTTAAAGGCATTATTCCTTCTGTCAATGGATATATTGCAAGTGAAGGTACATATCATGGAAATGCAGTTGTTGAGATAAGAAAACATATTGCTGCACTTGATGATTTACAAAAAGCATTAGCAGCATTCAAATTAGGTCAGAAAATACAAGATGAACTTACAGCGGCAAAATTTGAACAATTTAAATTACAACAACAAAGAAACAAATATAATAATGCAATACAGCATAATAATCAAGTCATACAAAGACATTCAACAACAGAAACATGGCATGATGAAGAAAGTGGACGTGATATATCAATTACTAACTACGACAAACTTGCTTATGATGCAATAGAAGCTAATAAAAAGAATACAAAGGGACTTGAGAATGTTAATGAACAGTTAACAGCAGCAAATCAAAAAGTAGAAGCTCGAACAAGAGAACAACAACAACATAAACAATTTCAACAACAAGAAGGTGGTAGTGCAAGAGCACAAACAGCAGTAGTACTAGCAAATGGTAATCCACAACAAGCAGTTGATTATTTTATTGGTCGTGACAAGATTACTTCACCTAAATCAGGTGGAGGTGGTCATGATGTTCCTACTGGTGGTGGAGGTGGTCATACTGAGACACAAGCAGAAAAAGATGCTAAAGAACAAGCAAAATATCAGACTACTATAAACAATCTAGAGTCACAATATAATGATAAGCTAATTACTGAATTAGAATATAAGAAAAAAGTAAAAGAAGCAGAAGAAAGTCATTTAAAATATTTATTTGAGACTAATAAAGCAACACAAGCTGATATTGACAGATATAATGCAGCAGATATAGACTTAACTCAAACAACAATCAAAGTCAATTATGAAAGCAATATTGAAGACTTAAATACACAATTACAACATGGATTCATTACTTCTGAAGAATATGCTGAAGGAATAGCAGATACTTTAAAGAATGTATATCTTGAAAACCTTAAAGCAGGTACGGCTACAAAAGAAATGGCTGATGCTTATAAAGAAGCACAAAAGAATGCAGAAGGAATCAAATTAGACAAAGACTTAGATAAATTACTTGATACTACTTATTCTAAGCAAGAAAGTAGTTTTGAAAAAGCAACTAAAGCAGATGAACCTGTCACATTTGATACTCAATTGAATGGAATTGAAGACCAAATGAATTTCAATGATGATTTGATTGAGCAGTTAAATACAATCAAACAATTATATGAAGAATTAGGTTTAACTGGAACAGAGTCTTATGATAGTATTAATGCTAAGATATTAGAAGCAACAGAATCAAATGATGTGTTGGCAGAACAAGCAAAAGAGATAAAAGATAAACAGACTAAATGGGCAGATAAACAAAAAGAAATTGAAGGTTATTCAGAAGCAATAGGTAATTTAGGTTCAACATTTAGTAGTTTAGGTGGTGCTTTAGATGAATCAACTGGACAATGGCTGAATTTCACAGGACAAGCATTAGATGCTACAGCAAAATTACTTCCTGAAATAATGAAACTTATTACTGCAAAAAATGCAGAAGCAATAGCATCAGGTGCCGCAGAAGGTGCAAAAGTGCCATTCCCAGGAAATATAGCAGCAATACTGTCTATAGTTGCTACTATCGCAAGTGTATTTGCTTCATTACCTAAGTTTGCAAGTGGTGGTATAGTATCTGGTGGTTCTACACATGGTGATAGAGTTTTAGCAAGACTTAATGGTGGTGAAATGATATTAAATGGAAGTCAACAAAGCAACCTATTTAGAGCAATAGAAAACGGTGACTTTGGTTCGTCACCGGATGAATCACCTACAATCAATTTCAGACTTAAAGGTTCAGACATATATGGTAGTCTAAAGAACTTCGGAAAAGGTCAAATGAAGACAGGCAAAAACATTGGAATAAAGTAATATGATAATAAGAGGACAATTCAGAGATATAGACAATGATTTGATTACAGTCATTTTCACTAAAGATGATGGTTCAGAACAAATAATTGAAATAGGTGAAGATATTGTATTTGCTGGTGACCCTATTACAATTACAACTAACAATGATGACTTATTCAATGTTATTATAAGAAAGTCTGCAAAAGTAGCATTACTAACTACATCTTATGTTGGTAATCTTTTCTTTGCAGATAATAGTCGTAGTGTAAAAGTTGAGATAAAGAAGGGCAATTCATACTTATTCTATGGTTATGTTGATCCAAACACATATAATCAACCTTATTCTTCACCATTAGATGATTTTGAAGTAAATTGTATTGATGTTCTGTCTACTTTACAATATTATAACTATAAGAATGCAAATCTTACTAATTATCCTACAATAAAGAATGCAGCAGCAAATGTCACAATAAAGTCAATATTAGATTTGATGTTTACTGGTTTAGATGTCACTTTATATTACGACAAATCAAAGGGAATTTCATCTAATAAACTAAATACTGTCTTCAATGATATTTCTGTGTCAGAACAGATTATTGTAGGTGAAGAATTTGATGATATATGGACTTACGAAGAATGTTTAGAGTCCTTATTGAAATACTTAAATCTGCATATTGTACAACATGGCAAGAATATATACATTTTTGATTGGGACAGCATAAAGAACAAGAATACATCTTGGCTGAATCTGTCTACTAATACTTCAACTACATTAGCAGCAGTAGACATTAGCATAACAAATGATATGCATGCCGACAATGGAACACAAATAACAATAGATGATGTTTATAACCAAATCAGTGTTAAGTGTAATTTAGATTCACAAGATACTGTAATTACTAGTCCATTAGAAAAAGACTCATTGACTTCTTTATATAGTGGAAAACAACTATATATGACAGAATATATAAGTGAAGGTAGTGGAAATCATGCTAATAGTGCTTTTAATGCAATAGTAAAAGGTCAGTCCGATGAATATTCAGAATGTAAAACAGTAGATTGGTTTATTCAGGCAATGAATAATAAGAATTGGAAGTTTTATTATGATGGAGTAAATGTAGTAGATTCATTAGCCGAACAGTCGAATGGTAGATATATTAACCAATGGAAGTTAGCTAAGTATTTAAAGACACATAGTTGTGTCCCTTATATATTTAAGTTTGGTAGTGTTGAACATAAAGGCGGAACTGTTGCTGATAACGCACCTATTTCTAAAGTGGATATGAAGCCTTATTTATTTATATCCGTTAATGGTAATGAAACATCTAATGAAAGTACACACACACCGTCAGATGCAACAATACAGGCACATAGTGGAATGGCTGAATATGTTGCAAATAATAGTGGTGGTGTATTTAGTCCGATTGATGATGATACTATTAATTATTTAGTCTTTTCAGGTAGACTTTTATTTCAGCCAATTCAGTATGAAAGCAGCACTGACTATGCCAACAGAAACAACAATTTTGAAGCAATAAGAAATGGACATGCACAAAAAACAGAAGGAAGTAAAGCACTTGTACCTAACTATTTGGAAGATCCGATTATTCCGATTATTGGGCGTCGCAACATCATCAAATCAGATAATAATGGAGAGGGTAGATATTACACACGAAAGTTTTGGACACAAGCAAATCCAACAGATAAACCAACATCATATTTAACTGATGGTAGTGCAAATCTTCAACCATGGACTTCTGATAAATCAGCAAAAGGATATGAATACAAATATAGTGCAGAAGGACAGACAGGTGACTTATATGCAAAACTACCTATATTAGAATGTGAATTGATAATTGGTAATAAAAGATTAGTAGAAGAGAATATAGATGAATATGGTAATTCTACTTTTGCATGGTATGAATTAGGACACGAACCTACAATAACTGTGGATGGTCAAGATTACACACTTACAACATTTAGTTTAGGAGTAAACCCAAAATTGAATGATTTTATTATAGGTCAGGAATACGACATACAAAACACAATAGATTACACTATGAATGTTGATGCTGAAGGTACAGCAATTCCTATTAAGAAAAGTGATAACATTAGTGGAGCTGTTATTTTCAGAATATTAGGTCCAATCAACTTATTATGGAATCAAGTTACCAGAAGACATCCCAGTTTTTGGAGACATACACAATGGAGTTCAGATGCTAGATTTATTTTAGCACATACAGAGAATATCATAATAGAAGACTTTGAATGTAAGATATATACAGATAGTGGATTGAATGATATTACAGAAGACAATGAATTGATTTATATGAGTGATGAGACAGATAATTATATAAACAAGAAAGATGATATTGACTTTGACTTCATTACACAACTAAGTAGTGCAGAATGCTTAGAATTAGGCATAAAGCAAGCAGTCAATATGAATGCAGTAATAAATACATCTACTAATCTTCCACTTGCTACAATATACAATAAATGGGAAACAGTTCCAAGCAAAAAGAATAGCAAAGCAGAAGAGCATTATATAAATCAATATTATAATAACTATTCAAGTCCAAAGATTAGATTAGACACAAACTTGCATATTACTAATGTAGACTGGAAGAATGTATATACAAGTACAGCATTAAATAAACAATTCATTACATTAGCAGAAGAATTTGATGTAAGAAATAAAACTAAAAATTTAACTCTTAGAGAAATATGATTACAATAAAGAAATTCAGCAAAAAAACAAATAGTGGCAATTCAAGTCAGACAACTTCAAATGGATTTGCTAACATAACAGTTATAAATGGTGGTGGAAGTGTAAACTCAACTAGAGGTGTATATCTTTGGGGACAATATCATGACCATACACAAGACATAGATGGTGACTTAGAAAGCATTGGAACAATTAAAGGAAATACATTACAAGGAAATAATGCAACAATAACTGGTAATTTATCTGCTGACAATATTGAAGCTAATACAGCAGATATTGATGGACAACTTGTTGCAGGTACAATCACAACAACTTATGCAGACATAACTACAATAGACAATGAGACTATTAACTCAACTTTAGTAAATGCTACTACAGTTGATGCAAATACATTACAAGCAATAAACGCAACAATTACTAATCTATTGTCAGAGAACATAACTACTGACTATTTGACTGTCACTAAGGCAGCTCATTTCTTTAAATTAATCATAGATGAAATCAAGGCAGCGCAGGGGCAAATAATCATAACCCCTGCGAATGCCACTTTAACAAAAGTAGTCACATTAGAAAACAATGGTGGCTATAAATGCTATTTCAGAGCATCCGATGAAGACAGAAAGATATACCAGAATTTTGAGATAAACGACCAGATAGTCTGCCAGACATTCAATGTTGCAGAAGGTGTAAGCTATAATGTAGACAATAAATTCTATTGGAGATTATGTACAAATGTAAGTCAATCAGTTGAGCAAGTTGAAATAGATGGACAGACAGTAGATTGTCATTGGATAATATTGTCAGACACAGACAAAGAATCACATTCAAATAGCATACCAGAAGTAGGTGATGAAATAGTAATGCTTGGTAACAGAACAGATACAACAAGACAAGCAGCTATTACTATTGGTGCTTATAATAATCCTTATCTTGACAGTACAATTGATGCACCATTCTTAATTCAATATGATGGAATAAATGACTATAATCTTAGTAGTCATAGAATCAATATAATATCTAATGGTCTTAATCAATTCAAAGGCAAATTCACAACAAATACCGGTGATGATATTGAGCAACTTATAGCAGATGTTGGTGAAGGTGTAATTACTTATGTACACCAAGCATATTCAAATAGTGCAGATGGTAGACAAAATTTTAGCAAAACATATTTCAACAATGCTTTATATATAGGTTTTTGTTCTAATCATACAGAAAGTGATGCTACTTTGACTTATTCAGACTATACATGGGCAAGACTTAAAGGAAATGATGGAATAAATGCAGATAGCTATAAATTGATTCCAATTATTGAGAACGCACCAATCGACCATAACTCAACATTAGGTGTAAGTCTTAGATATAATATTATCCATAATGTAGGAACAACAGTAGAACAAATTACAGCATCATTGAATGGATATTATGTAAGATTCAAACCACATTATACAGTATCTATTATAAACACTTGGACTAATCTATCTGTCAATACTACTACTCCATCATATACTAATTCAGATTATCAATACAATTGGTGGACTTCAAATGACAGAGTGACTTATCTTGAAATTGAATTAGTAGACAGCAATGGAACAGTATACGACCAAAGAATAGTATATGCACAATTAGCACCTGCAGCAACATTGACTATTACAGATGAGATTACTTCAACTGTACAAGGATGCAGAGAAGACATTGACTCTAATACAAATGCTATATCTACATTGAATCAGCAATATGATGAAATAGAAGCAACTGTAGAAAGTCATACAACTTCAATCGGCCAGAATACAACTGCTATATCTAATCTCACAATAAGAGCAGATGGAATAAGTTCAACAGTTTCTAATTATAGTGGTGTACAATTGATTAATTTATATGGATGGACAAAAGCAGACCATACAGCAGCAGTATATGATGAAGAATACCAAGGATATGATATTTCACACTCTGTATGGGATGGTCATGACTATTATGATATATTTAGCAACGTAATAAAACTAAAACAGGGTGAAAAGTATGTGTTCAGCTTCTATTCAGAATTTAATCCACATATTAGTGTAGCATATTCAGCAACAAATCAGTTGCCAGTAAACTTCACCAACTATGTTCAGACAGTAAGACATTATGATGGTGATGATACTTATTTGGACAATCCAAGAATATACTACACATTCACTGCAACAGCTGATGCTTATTATGTAATAAGTGCAAGCATGCAAGATGAAGAATTAGAAGATGCTTTCTATCGTCCACAATTAGAGTTAGGTGAGACTCCAAGTCAATTTGACATCAATGCACAAATGCTTTCTTCACAAATAGTACAGACAGCAAATGAAATCTTATTAGCTGTTGGAAATACAGGAATTGACATTGATAATAGACAGATTACTTTGAATGGTAATACTATTATAAATGGTAATCTTACATTGAATCAGACAGACCAAGGATTTACTTTACAAGGAATAGGTGGAACTACTTTGATTACGGCGCAAAGTATAGGTACTTATAATGAGTTTGTAAATAGAACAGCTATTGACTATATTGCTAATGCAGTATACAATTCAGGCTTAGTTAAAGTGTCAACTGTAGACCCACCACAAACATGGTATGTAGGACAATTCAGATTTACCAATACAATAGGCAAAGTAAAGTCAGGAACAACTATTACACTTAATAATGTAAGCTATTCTTATATGAATGATGGTAGACCTATTACTTCTGGCATAATAATAGAGACTGCTAATACTAATTGGTCTGTATATGAAGATGGAGTATATAAACAGACAATAACATTCACTGATGGAGAAGCAACATATACTACAACATCTGACTCAATCATATCAATTCAGAACTATGCAGTAATAAGATTCTATATTATAAACAATGAAGAAAAGATAGTTGAAGCAACATTGAATTATCATGTAAATGTACCAATCAACAATGCATTCACATTGATAGGATATGATGGAATAGGCAGCAACTTTGGAAATAACAAGACAGTATATATTGGTGCAGAAGGAACATATATCAAATATGGTAATGCTGGATTCAAAGTAACAGACAATGTAATAAAGAAAATGAATCCTAATGGTGACTGGGTTGGACTTGATGCTAAGAATGTAAGAGTAATGCCTGACTCAAACTATACTATTACTGATGATGATGAATTGATTATTGCAAACAATTCAATGACAAGTGACAGATATTTAGACTTGCCATTCAGTACTTATGCAGGAAGGACAATATATGTAAAAGACTATTCACAGAAGACAATCAATGTACGATGCAATAATAAAATAATAGCATCTAATGGTAATTCACCACAATCATCTGCAAGTGTAAACAATACAGCAAATATGTTCATTTATGATGGTAATTACTGGTTGCAATTCTATTGTGGATAATAGATAATAGACAATAGAAATGTTTATTTTTAATTGGAAAGATATAACAATAAGACAATGAAGAAGATAACAGTAAAAGAGAAAATGAACATTCAACTTTGGTTAGGTGTAATATTAGCAATTGTAGGTGTTGTCTTATTATGGGTTGGACTTTTCTTGCCACCTACTGGTGTAATCGATACATCTGTACTTACAGCATTAGGAGAAGTATTCACATTCTCTGGTTCACTAATAGGAATTGATTATACATATAAATATAAGACAATCAAATATCTTTCTAATGATAATACCAAAGATGAAGAAGAAATTGAAG